CCGTAGAGTGATGTCAATCCTTGTACCAGAATCCTGGCGACATATACTTTAATCCCTTAGTAACAACCATAGACTGGTGGTAGTAAGGATCTACTGATGGAAAGGCTATTAAACTTCCTGCGGTAGGTTTAATTAAAACTTCTTGTTCTTTAAAATATAATTCTCCACCATCATAATTATCATTAATATATAAGACTACAGATAGCACTGGAGATCTTTCATCATCATATGAATCAATATGAGATCCCATTTCTTTTCCAGTTGAATATTTGGCTATTGATATTGGTGTTAAATATCCTAAATCTATATTATGTTCATTTGCATAATCTTTAGAAGAGTTAACTATTGCATTACGAACTCTTTTATTTATCGATATAAGTCTTTCATTAGTTTCATCAATTATAGAAGGATTAATAATTTTTTGATACCCGAAATCGTATGAGTCATCACTTGCCTTCCACTCTTTCCATTTTGTTATAGATGTTGATGAGTTTAACAAACTGTCTGTTTCTTCTATGTCTTTTATTAAAGCATAAGGATTTTTAATAACATCCTCATAGTAGTGTATCTTATCAAACTTAGTTATCTTCATCTTTAAATCCAAACATGATTGCCGATATCTTACTTCCTGCTGTAATTAAACTAGGCAAATGGCTATATGGTTCAACAGATGGGTATATCAAAATACTTCCAGCACTAAGTTTTAATGTTAAATTTTGTTTATCAAATATCATTTCTCCTCCAGAATAGTTATCATTCAAGGTAATAATAACTGTTATATATGGGGAACTGTGCTCTCCACTAGAATCGGTATGTGGTCCTAAATGTTTTCCTGGATAAGATTTATGTATAATCATGTCTGTAAATCTTTTTATTTTTATATTATTTTTTATTTCATAATTATTAATACAATCTTTTAATACATCCTGTATATCTGATATATCAAACTTTTTATATTCAGTAAATTCGTAAGTATTTAATTCGTGTATTTGATTACCATTAGTTTCTTTTGTTGGGTAAAAAATCCATGGTTCTTTTGAACTATCTATTTTATCTACAACATCTTGAGGATTTTTAATAATATTTTTATAATAAAATAGTTTTTCATTTATATATAAATCATCGTTACTTTTTTCTTCTTTAGTTTCTTTTATAGTGTCATCCCACCAAGAGACAATTGTATAACGTGTTTTATTTTTTACTTTATTTACACCATGTATATTTGTATGATCTCCTGGAAAAGTAACTATAGATCCAGCACTTGGCTTTATTACAATATTATGTTGAGGAAAAAACAATTCTCCACCCTCATAGTCATCGTTTAAATAAAGAATTACTGTATATTTATTAGTACTATTTTTATTTAAGTTTCCATCTATATCGCTAATATCAGAATGTACATCAACCATTCCACCAACATCCCATTTTTGAGCATGGTAGGTAACTCCATTAAATTTTTTATTAAATGTTTTTTCTACTATATCTTTAAACCTATTATTAATAGTTTCAAAAATATTTTTTTCTAAACCATTACTTTCTAGTCCTTTATCATTAAATGATAGTGGCATTCCATAGCATTTTGCAAAAGAGTCGTTAAACACCATCCATTTTTGTGGTTGAGAATCAAAATATTTTATAATTAACTCAGATTCTTTTTTAGAAATAAAATTATTAATTTCAACAATATCATCTTTATGATATGTTGTATTAGACATAATATTCCAATCTATTAAGCAAGTTGGTTACCTTTAGCCCATTCCTCTTTTTGTAATGCTTGCTCTTCTCTAATATGTTTAATTTCTTCGTCCCAAGCATTTAATGTTTCTTCACTGTATTCTGCGTCTGCATAATCCCAAAAAGAAACCATGGTGTATCTTGTTCCCTCTGTAATTTCTTTTACTCCATGAATATTTTCGTGACCACCAGGAAACATTATAAATGAATAAATAGGTGGCTTAAATTCTAAATTATGTTGTGGAAAGTATAATTCTCCACCATTGTAGTCATCATTTAAATACAAAATTCCAACATACTTATTAATATGAAATGCGTTAGGATTTCCTTCATGATCAGAGTTATCTGAATGTGGTGCAGCAAATCCACCAACTTTCCACTTTTGTGCATGAGATGTGTTTGGCTTTAATTCTCTTTCAAAAAACATTTCACATGCTTCTTTAAATCTATTTTTTAAATTATCAAAAAATTTAGGATCTAGCCCTAATTCAATAAGTCTTTGATCATGTGGTGCTAACCCCATACCAAGAGAATTATAAAAAGCAATATCTCCCCAAATTTGTGCTTGAGACTCAAAATATTTAATCATTGACTTTGCTTCTTGTTCTGTAACAAAGTTATCTAATCTTGCAATATCTTCTTTATAAAACTCTAGGCTGCTTTTATTTAAAGTCATATTTCTTCATATCCCTTTCTATTCTTTCTTCTTCCATTTTACCCCATAATTCTTCTCCGTATTTTTCTTTACCCTCGTGCCATTCTTTAGACCCTGGGTCAAAAAATTTATAGAAACATCTTATCAAATATCTATCATTTCCTTTTATCTTTTTTACTCCATGTAGGTATGGATTATCTTCAGACAAGAAGTCTGGGTGTCCCGAAGGAAATACTAAAACATCTCCAGCAACAGGTTTATAATCTATATAGTCTTTACCTACTTTAAAACTTATTTCTCCACCTTCATAGTCATCATTTAAGTACATTGTACAAGTTAGTCCAAACTTGTACCCAGGAACTCCTTTCATCCAAGGGACGTAATCTGTATGCCTTGACATGCTCATTCCACTTCCAACCCTACCTTCTTCTTTTTCATCTGGAGTATATCTAGAAAAAGATGGCCCCATCAATTGCCAATCTTCTGGAACTTCTAACTTGTATTCATTTAAAAAATTAAACGTACTATCAAAAAATGCTTTTTTAACTAAATCTAAATATTTAATTTCTTTTATTAATTTTTCATCTTTAGTATTAGAGTTTATAATATCGTTATCTATTTGATAAACGTAGGTTCCAAAAAAACTCCACGGTCTCCAATCTTTAAAAAGATAAGAAGTGTTTGGATCATTTTCTGATTCTTTTAGTATACTTACTAACTCTTCTACGTTTGGTAATAGGTTTTTATAAACATGTATTTTAGGAAATAGTTTGATAAATTCCATCTTAGTCTTTCTGTCCCACTATAGTCCAAAAAAATGGAAGGGTATATCTTGTTCCAGATGTTACTTCTCTTACTCCGTGTATAAAATTCTTATCTCCTGGAAAAAAGTATGCTGCACCTGCTTTAGGTTTAAACTCAATACCATGTTGTGGGAAATAAAGTTCTCCCCCTTCATAATCATCATTAAGATACATTAATCCAGCAATGTCGTAGTAAGGAAAGTTATTTGGCTTTCCACTATTTTCTCCTTCATGCAATTCTTTATCTGCATGTGGTAACTGATAATTTCCTGGAAACCATCTTACAAAAGCAGGAAATGTTGGAACAGCATTAACGTTAAGATGAGAGTCAACTTTCTCTTTAAACCTTACTAATAGTTCTACAATTTTATTTCTTACAATATTTTCTGAGTCTTGTTGAGATATTTCTTTTTGATTTGCTACCCTATTAGCCCAAAAACTAGCATCATAAATCATAACTCCGTCTTCATCATAAACACTTTCATCTTTGTGCCAGTTATCTAAATTAACTGCAAAATTATATAACAAATCTAATTCTTCTTTTGTCATAAAGTTTTCTAAACTTACAATATTATTTTTGGATGTTCCAAAAAATCCAGATGGGGTTATAGAGACCCTTTTATCATTCATATTTTCCATTAATTTTTCTAATTCTTGTGTATTCATAATTTTATTTTACCATAGACTTATTCATATGATCTTCTATGCCAGTCTACATTTTTATATACCCCGCCATCAGGTACTCTATATTTAGCAGCATTATCAATATTTTTTTGAGGAATAGACATAGGGTCTTCAACAATTATAGAAGAAGTCCAGTTTTCTCTTTTAAACGGAAATACCTGAACAAATGGGGTTCCTTTAGGAATGATTCCAGTCCATCCTTCTCTTATAAAAAATGGAAGATTTCCACTTAAGTTAACCACATCATTATCAATGATTCCAGATGTATTTATAAAAGGTAAATCAAACCTATTAATTGGAGTTGTATATAAAGCACTGTATCCTTCTGGCAATGATACTCCCCAATCGATAAACCATGCAAAGTGATCTAAATAATAACCATCTGGTTGATAAAACCCAGTCATAGGACCTCTTTCACTACAAAAACTTTTATTTTTTTCATCATTTATTTTATGACGAATATCTCCCTGCTCATCTAAATAAAACTCTATATCACATGGAGTATATATAAAATAACCACTTATCATTGCATCCATAAATGGCATACATGCTTTCCAACTAGCAATTTTTCCACCATCTTTGTCCTGATAGTATTCTTTAGTATCTGGATTAGTTATAAATCTTTCTGCTTTTGTATACCATTCTGGCAAAGACTTAGATGCTGATGAAGGCTTAGTGTTAGTTCTTTCACTTTGCCAAAATCTATTTGTTATAAACTTTATCTCTTTACTATCCATTATTATTCCTATTGTCGTTTATTATTAGTTTTAATGATTTTACTTCATGTTCACCAATTTGAACATCATTATGATCAGTAGCATTTCTATACCAGTTAGTCCATTCCCCTTTTTTGTTAAGTTCATAGGCTACCTTTCCTCTTTCTTCATTATCTTTATACCATTTCTCATCCATATCAAAATTATTTAAATTTAATTCTATATTTGACATATCTGTTAAAGATATAGGTACAAGTGTTGCGAATGGCTCACCTGCTTTAATTGTTATAACTCTATCTGGCTTTAATATTTTTATAGCAGAAGGAAATTCTTGATCAAAAAATGAGGTACTAATTATACTAGTAAAAGTTTGATATGAATCATTAAACATGTTTGGAACTGGCATATGTAAAAAACTAATATTTTTATTTGATCTTATCACTATTCCAGTCTTAAAACTAACTGTTGCATTGGCTCTAGAATTATATACAAACTCTTCTCCAGATAATATTTTTACATGTTCTACAGATTCATTACTAATTCCATCCCAAACAAAACTAACATCTACTGGCAAAGATAGTTCATAACCTATTGTATTTGCTAAACTTATTGGAAAGCATTTATATGCATGCTTTTCTCCAGTATCTTCCATCCAATTTCTTTTAATTCTAGTTTGTTTAATATTTACAGATTGACTTTGACAATAAACTTCTATGGTAGACATTAGTCTTCCGTATTATTATAAATTTCTGGTGTATGATACTTAGCACTATAATCTAACATAGTAACTAGAGAGTATTTAATACCAGAGGTTACTTTTTCTGCAACATGTGGATACATATAATTAGAAGGAAATACATACATATCTCCAGCCTTTGGTTTAATTTTTAATCCTTGTAGTCTAAATGACAGTTCTCCACCTTCGTAATTATCATTTAAGTAACAAACCAACGAAACTGTGCAGTTATATGAATATCCATGATCATGGTGCTCCATAAAATGTTGGCCTTCACCATATCTAATAAAGTTAAAGGCTTCCCAGTATTTTAAATCCATAATGTTAAATCTAGATCTATAATGATCTACTGCTGCTGCTTTTCTATCATAACATTGTTGCCAAATTTTTGCTAATTCATTGTATGATTCTGATCCATCATCTGTTAGGTCTGATTTTTTATATTTAAAATCTACACAATCACGATAGTCTGGCATCACTTGACCATATCCTACCTGTGCTACTATCCAGTTATATTCACTATTTGGGTTAGATAATACTTTTTCTAATCTATTGACTAAGTCTAAAGATTCTGGTAACACATCTCTATAAACATATATTCCATTACCCAAGTCTTCTACTTCTGACCATGATTGAACTATATTTTCTTCTCTTTGCATCATGATGACCTTTCTGTCAGATCTATAATATCATAAAGATAGTAGTTTAGCAAGAGCAGTCTTTGTTTTTTATATCCTGTATTTCTTTATTAAGTTCTTGTATAGAATTTACTAATATAGGGACTAACTTAGCATAATTAATTTTTAATTGTCCTTCATTAGAATCATCTACAAGTCCTAACCATTCAACATTATATTTTTCTTGAATTCTTTGAAAATCTTGAGCAATAAATCCTGCTTCTTCTAATCCTACTTTAGAGCCATCTCTCATATTCCATCTATATTTAACTGGTAATAAATCATTAATAAATTCTATGCCAATTGCTAATTTTTCAATACTTTCTTTATCACGTTCGTCTGATGGATAAAAATATGGTGGGAAGAACGGTGGGAAGAACGGTGGGAAAAATGGTGGGAAGAAAGGCACTGGTGAAGGCGTAACAGGATTACTTACCCCAGAAGGAGTAGATGTTGCAACTCCATTAGATAATGTAACGGTAAATGTATAAGATACTCCTGCTGTTAATCCATTGACAGTAATTGGTGAAGTTGAACCAGTTGCGGTTATTCCTCCAGGACTTGATATTGCTGTATATGTTGTTCCAGTAGGTTTTCCGAAGTATGATGGTGGGCTAAATGCAACTGTGGCACTTACAATTCCTGCAGTTGCAATACCAATTGTAGGTGTTCCTGGTTGTTTTCCACCACTATTTGATCCAATAATTAATGGCATTTTATACCTGCTTATTTCTACAAACTATATTTCCAGCAATAAATGCACTATGATCTTCTACAGATATAGCATATGTTACTTTTGGAGATTCATCTTTTGTTATTTCGGTAATTTCAAGGGGTACAAATTTATTATCTTTTTCACTATAAGACATTATCTTATTACCAATAGTTAATTCATTTGAGGTAATAAATTTCCAATTACCCCCGTCTTCTACTAGTACTGGTTGCTCTAAGGATACTCTTGTAGACTCATCATTATTAAATATTAAAGTTTGTTTAATAATTGGATAAACACTTTTAATTTTAGTTTTTACTAATGACATATCTTCAATATTTGAATGAGTCATAGCCCAAATATTTTGACCTACCTCTAATTCTTCTGCTCTTGCATGTTTAATAGAATCATTATCTCCAACTGTTTTAACTAATGTTTCTGCATAAATACATCCTGCAACGTGAATACTATTTACATAAAATCTTGGTGGGAAGAATGGTGGGAAGAATGGTGGGAAGAATGGTGGGAAGAATGGTGGGAAGAATGGTGGGAAGAATGGTGGAACAATTGCTGTTATTGAATTACTTGCTGCAGATTCTGGACCAAATCCTACTCCGTTAGATAATTTAACTTTAAAAGTATAAGCAGTTCCTCCAGTTAAACCAGTTACTGTTATTGGAGATGATGAACCTGTTCCTGTAAATGATCCAGGGGTTGAAGTTACTGTATAACTTGTTCCTGAAGGTTTTCCTAAATATGATGGGGCTGTAAAAGAAACTGTAGCATTTTGAATTCCTGCAGTTGCTGTCCCAATTGTTGGAGCACCTGGTAATCTTCCAGCATTTCCTCTAATTTTTTTAGACATGTTATGATACTAAGTCTCCTATCGCAACCCAAGTATCGGTTCCTCTTTTTATTAAAGTAGCAGATGCCCATTGACCTCTTAGTTTTAATCCAGGTGAACCATTAACTGTAACTCCAACACCACCAACAAGTGTAGTTTGACCAGATCCTATTTGTAATACTATAACTTGAGACCCAATTGGAACAGGCACCAAAGAATTTGGAGGAACTGTTACAGTGTTAGCAGAAGAATTATCTCTTTCAATCATCTTGCCTACATCTGATAAAACCAATGTATATGTAGCAGAACCAGTTTGAACATTTTGTGGAATTCTAATATCTGATGGTCCAATTGATGTTATTGTATCTAAAGTTGCACTAGTTGCAATTACACTTGTTGATTCTAATGATCCAATTTTTAATGTATCAAATGTAGCAGAACTAAAGTCTACTGTTGTAGATGGACTTGATGTAACATTGGAAAATAATTTCCATTTTCCAGAATCCGAAGCATCTTTAACTAATCCTGAATATTTTTCTCCAGAAGAATTATATTTAACAACTGTTCCTAAATCTACAGAGTTTCCAGAATTGTCGCTTGCCAATAATATTAAAGGATCTTTTACTGATAAATTTGCTGTACTAATAAAGGTTGTTGACCCACTGACTGTTAAATCTCCACTTACTGACAAATCTCCACCTACACTTAAATCATCTGTAATAGTTACATCATCTGGTAATCCAATGGTAATATTACCAACAGAAGCAGAAAGTGTAACTTCATTATTTGTTCCAGTAATACTTGTAACTGCATTTGTTTCTACGCTAGTTAATCTATCATTGATATTTTTAAAATGTGCATGTACGCTATCTGATGATGGTGCACCAGTTCCAGTATAATTATCTATTCCATAGTGATACAACTTAAAGGCCTCAACAACGTTAGCCTGATCAGTTAATGAAGGTATCTTTGTATCAAATTCGGTAGCCTCGTATCCAGAAGCATCACTTAAAAATTGTCCAGCCATTTTATCACCTTCCTAAATTATATCAGAACGTTGATAGTAATATTGAAATCAACAATTCCTACTAAATC